GCGGAACTACTGGTCACCCATCGAGAGTAAGAAGACCTTACTTGATAGAAAATACAATTGATGTAGCACAAATCAATGGCGACTCTGGAGCGGCACAAAATGACATCCTTAGATGTTTAGACGTTCCTGCAGAAACTGTAGTGCTTCATTCTAGTATGGAAATCTTAACTCAATTTTCAAACAGTGTAACTTTAGACTTGGGTATGACTCAAGTATCTGGCAACCCTGCAACAGACGTTGACGTATTCGTTGACGGAGATGCAAAGGAAGTTGGTTACTCGGTTATGACCGCAACTGCAAGACCAACATTTGCAGTAGCAGGCACTATAGACATTAAAGTCTTAGATGCGGCGGCGGCGGCAGGTAAAGTTAGAGTTTGGGCAATCCTATGTGATGTGTCTGGACAAGATGAAACTGACAGAAATGGTGCAACACAGCACGATACGGCTGTATAATATTACTGGGGGCCTTAACGGCCCCCTTTACAATTTAAGTATATGATTAAAGTATTCATGGCAATAATAATAACTTCGATGCCAAATTGGCCATCGGTAAAGTATCAAGGATATTTGTATCCCGATATGGAAACATGCTTATCATTTACTGAGATGTATGTAGAAGATTTTAAAAGCTACGCAAGAAGTCAAGGAGATAGTGACGCACATTTTAATTCTATATGTTTTGAAGTAGATGCATATCCAATAGAAGGATTTGAAAACCCAGAATTAGGAATATAATGACAGTACATGATTTAACTAAAACTCAAGTAATAGTAAAAGATATAATAGATGAACCACCTTTATCTCAACAATGCAATTGCTCAGAGAGAATAACAGATTTAGAAACAACAATTAAACAATTAAAGGCTTTGATATTAAATGGCAGGAACAAAAACATATCTAACTCTAATTAATAATGTTCTTAGAGAACTAAATGAAGTAGAACTAACAAGTAGTACATTTAGTGCAAGTAGAGGTATACAAACCGCTACTAAAGATTTTATTAATAAAGCAGTCAATGACTTATATACAGCAGAGGTTCAATGGCCTTGGTTGTATACAAGTACAACACAGGATGTAAATTCTGGACAACAGGAATATACATTTCCTACAGCATTTAGAGTAGCAGATTTTGAATCCTTTTATTTAATCTCAAAAGAATTAGTAACTAATGGAGAGTTCACTTCTAATATAAATAGTTGGACTACCATAGCAGGTGCAGGAAGTGCATCATATAGTAGTAATGGAAATGGTAGACTAAGACTAAATGATTATGCCGCTCATCAATCTATATCTACAGTAGTCAATCAATCATATAGAATACAAGTTAGAGTATTAGATTCTAATAGTGCAGGACAACCTCTGAAAGTACAGGTGGGTACTGCGGCAGAGGGTACACAAAATTTAAATACTACTTTAACTGTAAGTGATTTTGGTAAAGGGGCAATCTTAGATGCAACATTTACAGCAACGTCACAAACAACATTTATAACTTTAAATAACACTTCAACAGCAACTAACTTAGATGTAGATTTTGTTCGAGTATCAGAAAAAGATGTCGTGCCAACAAAATTACAATTTATAAGTTATGCTAATTATCTACAAGGAGTTATTCATAGAGATAAAGTAAACAGTAGTGACCATTATGCTAAACCAAAATCTGTGTATAGAACACAAGACAATTTAGGATTTGGTATAACGCCTTTACCAGATAGAGATTCTTATCAGATAAATTACCAATACTATAAATCACACACAGAATTATCTAGTGCTACTGACACATTAGATTTACCAGATATATATTCAGATGTTGTTGTTAATAGAGCAAAATACTATGCGTATAAATTAAGGTCAGATATACCTTCGGCTAATATAGCTAATGCAGAGTACGAAGATGGTGTAAAGAGAATTAGAGTAGAAGCACTAAACAAACAAGATTACATGAAGGATACAAGAACTAATTTAGAAATGTCATCTAGAGGTTCTACATCTAATCCTGTATTTACATACTAATGCCAGATACTTCACAATTAAATCCTGCTGTTGTTAGTTTAGGTGGAGGACTTACATTAAACAAAGACGTATTTTCTATGTCTCCTGGAGAAGCTCTTGAGCTTAGAAACTTTGAGCCAGACATTGAAGGTGGGTATAAAAGATTATTAGGTACAGAAAAATTTAATTCTAATATAGTACCTCAAGTATCAGCATCCTCAGAACGAGTAGTAATGTCTGCTATATTTAACGATGTTATTTTAGGAGCAAGAGGAGGTTCAATTCATAGAGGAACTACCAGTGGGAGTTGGACTTCTACGATAACAGGTTTAGGTACTCCAACTAGAAACTATGAGTTTAGAAAATTTAACTTTGATGGTACAGACAAAATAATTATTTGTACAGGGACATCTAATCCTCAAATTTTAAATTCATCTTTTAGCACTAGTGTTGTAAATGCTACAGGAACATCTAATTATAAATTTGTTGAAGTATTTAAAAACCATATCTTTTTTGCAGGACATGCATCAAATGTGCAAGAAGTTAGTTTTATGGGGCCGTTTGAAACAAATAATTTTACCAATGGGCAAGGTGGCGGAACAATAAAAGTAGATACAGAAATAGTAGGATTAAAAGTATTTCGTGATAATTTATTTATATTTGGGCAAGATAAAATTTTTAAATTATCTGGAACATCAAGGACTGATTTTGCTATAACGGCAGTTACAAGAAGTATAGGCTGTGTAGATGGAAGAAGTATTCAAGAGATTGCAGGTGACGTTATATTCTTAGCACCCGATGGACTTAGAACTATTGCAGGTACAGAAAGAATTGGTGACGTAGAATTAGGAACAGTTTCAAAGCAAGTACAAAAACGTATTGATGATATTACAACTCACAATATTACGTCAGTTGTTATAAGAGGCAAATCACAATACAGATTGTTTTATCCTAAGTCAGAATCTCAAGCAGAAGATAATGCGGAAGGATTGATGGCTGTTATTAAAGCTAATCCAAATACAGATGCTATAGGATTTGAATATGCAGATATAAAAAAATTAAAAGTTTCAAGTTGTGATTCTGGATTTATAAGTGGAACAGAAACTATAATTCATGGTGGCTATGATGGCTACATATACAAACAAGAAAGTGGCAATAGTTTTACAAGGGCCTCTGCAACAGCAACTATAGATGGATTGTATAGGTCTCCAGATATGACAATGGGAGACCCAGGACTAAGAAAAAGTATGCAAAGAGTCATATGGAATATAGATAATGATGGTGACATATCATCTACATTTAAACTAATATATGATTTTGCAAGTACAGAAGTACCACAACCAACACCTTATTCATTAACAGTAGGAGGAGGTGTAGCTATTTACGGAAATAGTTTATCAACTTATGGAACAGCAGTGTATGATTCATCTGGTGTTTCACTACTTAGAAATGCTGTAGAGGGTGGTGGATTTACAGTAGCTGTTAAACTAGACGATACATCAACAGACAAACCAATATCCTTAAAAGGATTTGAATTAGAATTTTTACCAGGAGGAAGAAGATAAATGGGAGCGACATACACAAGGCAAAGTTCTTCAAGTATTGCTACAGGCTCTACCATTGAGGCATCTCATTTTAATGATGAGTTTGACCAGTTACTAGCGGCATTTGCTTCTAGCACTGGGCATACCCACGATGGTACTGCGGCAGAAGGTGGGCCAATAACTAAGTTACTTGGTAATACATTAACATTTGGTGCAGGAACAGCAGGGACAGATATAACAATTACATTTGATGGAGAGACATCTGATGGTGTATTTAAATGGATGGAAGATGAAGATTACTTTGAGTTTTCTGATGACCTTCTTGTAGCTAGTACAGAAAAATTACAATTTAGAGATACAGCAATATATATTAATTCATCTGCTGATGGACAATTAGATTTAGTTGCTGACACAGAAATACAAATAGCGGCTACAACTATAGATATAAATGGTAATGTAGATGTATCTGGTACTTTAACAGTAGCAGGTGCAGTAGACTTTGGCGATGCGGCTTTATCAAATGTAGGTGCTGTACAATTAGATAGTATATCTGGAGATGCAGATACTAATACATCAATTACATTTAGTGGCTCTGATGTTATTACGATAACAGCAGGTGGTGATGCTCAGTTTACATTTAACAATGGTTCAATAGTTCCATCTGTAGATAATGATATAGATTTAGGCACAAGCTCATTAGAGTTTAAAGATGCTTATTTTGATGGTACAGTTCATGCTGATGCAATAAACTTTAATGGTACTGCAATATCTGCAACTGCGGCTGAACTAAACATTATGGATGGAGTTACTGCAACAACAGCAGAACTTAATATCATGGATGGTGTTACAAGCACTGCGGCTGAGTTAAACTTAGTAGATGGTATTACAGCAGGAACAGTATCCGCTTCAAAAGCAGTTATTGTAGATTCTAATAAAGATTTAACAGGATTTAGAAACTTAACTATATCTGGTGATTTAACAGTATCTGGTGATGATATTACTATGGGTACTAACACAGCAGGTAACTTACTTGTAGCGGATGGCACAAACTTTAATTCTATAGCTGTAAGTTCTTTATCTGAAATATCTACAGTAGCAAGTGATGATGTATTCTTAGCAATAGATACTTCTGGTGGAGGACTTAAAAAAATATCAAGAAGTACATTAGTATCTGGATTAGCTTCTTCTAGTGCATTATCTAATGTAGTAGAAGATACAACTCCTCAACTAGGTGGTAACTTAGATATGAATGGAGCTGATATTGTTACTACATCAAATGCTGATTTAGAATTAGCACCTAATGGTACAGGTCATGTAACTGTTAGAGGTAATACTAATTCTGGTGCAATACAATTTAATTGTGAAAGTAACTCTCATGGTCAAATTGTAATAGCCCAACCACATTCGGCGGCTGTAACAAATACATTAACATTACCGGCAGGTTCTAGTTCTACATTAGTATCTCTCGTATCAACAGACACACTTACAAATAAAACTTTAACTTCACCAAAAATAAATGAGGATGTAGCAGTAACTTCAACAGCTACAGAATTAAATGTTTTAGATGGAAT